CCCTTCACCTTGTCGATCAGCTTGCCCGGCAGCGCGGGGCCATTGCGCAACTCAATTTCCAGGCGGCGCTGGGTGCTGTCCTCGTCGGGCCGGTGCATGAGCAGACCGGAGGTGTAGAAGCCGCGCAGCGCGCTTGCGCCAGAGAGGGCGAGGAAGGGATCGTCCTTGACCTGATGTTTGGCGGCCTTGCGGGTGTGGTGGGCTAAGATGACGCCCGCGTCCGGATTGATCGCCTCACGCAGAACCTCGACCCTGTCCTTCAGGAAGAACATCATCGCGGTGTTGTCGTTTTCGCCGCCACCATCAGGGCCGCCATCAAAGAGGTTGCGGATCGGATCGATGACGATGATGTCGGGCGGTGCATCGAGGAATGCGGCCCGGATGGCTTCGACGATGCGGGTGACCCCGTCGGCATCCAGCAGCAGCTTCAGCTTGGGCGTGGCGATGAAGGTGTCGCGGGCGGCCGCGATCACGCTGGGCGGCAGGCTGATCTGCTGCATCCGCTCCCGAAGGTAGTGATACTGGATTTCCGCCTGCAGATAGAACACGCGCAGCGGCCGGGGCGGCGTGAAGCCGAGAAACGGCACGCCTGCCGCCATGTGGACGAGCCAGGAGATCAGGAAATCGCTCTTGCCGACCTTCGGCGCGCCGCCCAGCACCAACAGCCCGCCCGGCGTCAGCACGCGTGGCGCGATGATGTCATCGGGCATGGGGCTGCGATCATCAAGCAGCGCGCCAAGACTGAAGGTCTGCAGCGGGCTCGCGGGGGCGTTGGGGCGGGCAGCACGAATGAGTGGCGGGCCATTGCGCTTCACATGCAGTGCCCAAAGCCGCTCGGCTTCGGCCTGCAACCGATCAACCGGCCATTCGGGGCGCAGCATGGCAGCGTTGTAGCCGCAGATCGCCTCCCAGCCTTCGGCAGGGTCAATGCGGCCGTCGTGGACCAGGCGGATGTAATGCCCGATGGCGGCGCTCGCCCCCTGAAACCGCGACCATTCATCCACTGCGCCCTCGTGCACCGGGGTGGTCAGAACGGCATCGACGCCCGGCTTGGCGGTGGACAGCGGCGCGCTGGCCATGCCTACGCCCGGCAGCGGTGGCATGTCGGACACCCGTTCCGCGAAATCTGAGAGGTCTACTTCAATCGGGTTGTGGTCGCGGATTTGCACCAACCGCTGATGGCCGTGCTTGTGATAGACGGTCCCGGCCACACGGATCGGCTGGTGCGCCGAGCGGAAATGGGTGTCACCGCCGACCTTTACGGCAATGTCGCCCCGCAGGCGGCATAGGGTGGCCAGATCCTCGCCATCGGCGGGTTCGGTCAGTTTCCACCAGACATGCAGCTTGGCAGCACCCTCGGGCGTGCGGCCGCCACTCTCCACAATCAGGGTGGGCGTCCCAAGGTGGCTGACGATGTGGTTCAGCTTGGCCGGGATGTCGCCCGCGTCGAGATCGACGACCAATGCCTGCATCTGCAGCACATCTGCAGCGCGGGCCTGACCCTGTTCGGCGACAGTGCCGGGGATGACATAGACCGCCGCACCCTCGCGGTTCGCCCATGCGGCAAAGGTCGCGAGCTTTTCGCGGGCGGTCGTGTCTGCCGATATCCAGATGTTGTGCGGCTTGCCGTCACGGCCCTGACCCTTGTCGACAAAGCCCCGCAGCGGGATCAACCCCTCGCACCAGCTGAACACGGTGTCGAGGAAGGTGGAAATCTGGTCGGGGTCAGGATCGCAGCCGAACGGGTTTTCGGCCGGAGGGCCGTCGTTGAAATCCATCCACGGATTGAAGTGCAGGATGCTGTCGTCGCTCATCGCTCCAGCCTCCAGCAGCGCGCGGCCCATGGGCAGAAGCGGCATTCGAAGAAATCGGCGCTGGCGGCGATCCGCGGCAGCAATTCGCCCGCAGCGGTCGCCTGCAATATCCGCACCCCGCGATCCGACATGCGCTGCGCAAGATCGGCATCGAAGGGCACCTGCTCGTGATGCATCTCGGCCGTATCCTTGTTGATCGCGGTGAAGATAGCGGGCGCAGCGCTGATGCCTGGCACGCTGGATTCCATGTAGGCCTGATAGACGGCGATCTGCGCGGCATAGACCGGCTTCGATTTCGTCACGCCGTCCTTGACGCAGGCCCGCCAGTTCTTGGCGTTCATCGTCTTGCATTCCCAAAGCGCGGGAACGGCAAGCCCGACGCCTTCGGGCCCCGCGGCGATGATGCCATCGACATGGCCCCGAATGCGCCCGCCCGCGACCGAAAAACCGAACTGGCCGCCATCGGGCCGGTTGCCCTTCCGGGTGTAGAGATCAAAGCCTGCGCCACGGAGCCATGCCACGGCCAGATCTTCGAGAGCGTGACCGATGGCAAAGATGCGCAGCGCCTGGCCGCTGAAGTCCTGGCCCTCGTCTTTCGGCGTGGCCGTGAATTCAAACTGAAGAGCGCGCTCGCAGGCGTGGCCAAGGCGTGACCCGCCCAGATAGTCGCGGGGCGTGCGGATCGCCTGATCGGCGGTCAGCGCCTGGTCGACGGCGGCATTGACCTGGTCGGCGAAGCTGGGGCGATGGTTGAAGTCCAGCGTCAAAACGGCACCTCCGGCGCATTGGCTTTGGCGATGTCGGACATGGCCTCACGGAAGCCCTCGACGGATTCCTCGATGAGGGCGCGGACCTGTGCCTCGGTCAGACCGGCCAGCGGGGTGGCCCAGCCGATCTCGTCCATCAGCAGCGCGACGCGTTTCATGGTGGCGGCGATGGCGGCGCGTTCTTCATCGGTCAGATCAACCATGGCCGAATGCCCCCGCGCCAAACGCGTCCAGAAGCCTTGGCAGGACATCGAGCAGAACCAGACCGATGGGCGGCGCCGTTTCGACCGCACCGGATCGAACCAGCCAAACCCACGGCTGGGTTGCCGGCAGACAGCACAGAGCGTTCCACGCGGATGCCAGAGTCGCCGCCGGTCCTCGGATGAGATGGTGGTGAGAGATGTCATGGATCATGCCGCCCTCCGTTCGGGGCTGGCCGCGCTGTCGATCAGCTGGCGGATGGCGCGCTTGTTGAAGCCGAAGGTCATCAGCGCCGAGGCGCGGTAGCGCGTCAGGCCGAAGTCATGGCGGCATTCGGGGGCCAAGTATTGCAGCTGCTTTTCGGTCGGCGGCTGGCGCAGCCAGGAACGGGTCTTGAAGGCGCTTTCGTCGGTTTCGTGCGTGTTCAGCCAGTCATCGGCCTGCGCGAGGCAGACGGTGCGTTCACCGACGCCAAGCAAGTGCGGGCGTTCGTTCTTGCCGCCGCCCACGGCGTACCAGACCCCGTCCAGCCAGAAGATGCCGCCCCAGGCCGTGAAGCCGGTGGCCATCATCGCGTCGTCGGTGCCGAAAAGGTCGACCCAGGCGAAGCTGGACCGTTTCAGCAGGTCGATCTCGGTCATGATGAAACCCGACAGCGGGGCCGTGCCGCCACCTTCGCCGCCGTCTTCATCCTCCCGCGGGAAAACCTCGCCACAGAGCGGGCATTCGATTGCGGCCAGCGGGATTTCAGCGCCGCAGCCGGAGCAGGTCTTGGTCGGCGCATCGCCAACCTCGGTCTTGCCGTCCAGATCGACATCCTGTTCCAAGGTGCCGTGGATCAGGCTGGAGGTGCCGAAGTCCAGCACGACGCAATCGGTTTTCACGATGCCGGGATGTTCTTCCGGATCCACGATGCGCAGACCACGCCCGACCATCTGGATCATCGTGGACTTGTAGGAGCTGGGGCGCAAAAGCACGACACAGGAGGTGGGCGGGTGATCCCAGCCCTCGGTCAGCACCGCGACATTGACGATGACGCGGATGCTGCCCGCGGCATAGTCGGCTAGGATCGCCTTGCGGGTGTCGGACGCCAGATCGCCATGGATCAGCGCCGCCGTGATCCCAGCTGCGCGGAAAGCTTCGGTGACATGTTCGGCATGGGCCACGGTGGAACAGAAGATGACGGTTTGCCGGTCGCCCGCCTTTTCCTTCCAGTGGCGGATCACTTCATCGGTGACGGGGGCACGGTCCATGATGCCCGCCACTTCGGCCATGTCGAAATCCGACAGGGTCTTGCGGACCGACCGCAATTCGTCCTGCACGCCTACGTCGATAACGAAGGTCCGGGGCGTCACCAGATGGCCCGAGGCGATCAACTCGCCCAGCCGCACCTGGTCGGCCACGTTGTCGAAAACCTCGCGCAGCCCCTTCTTGTCGCCCCGGTTCGGCGTGGCGGTGACCCCGAAGATGCGGGCATCGGGATTGGCATCGCGCACCCGATCAATGATGCGGCGGTAGCTGTCGGCCACCGCGTGATGCGCTTCGTCGATCACCAGCAGATCAAGGCGTGGCATGTCGGCCAGGTTCCAAGCCCGGGCCAACGTGGGCACCATGGCGAAGGCGACCTGACCACCCCAGGATTTCTCGGTGGCATCGATCACCGAGGTGGAAATCCCCGGCACCACCCGCTGGAACTTGGCCCGGTTCTGTGCAGTCAGCTCGTCGCGATGCGCCAGCACACAGGCCTTGGCACCATCGCCGATCATCTCGCCGGTGACCGCCGACAGCATGATGGTCTTGCCCGCACCGGTGGGTGCCACGCTCAGCGTGTTGCCGCGGGAGGCGAGCGCAGCCACACTGCGCTCGACGAAGGTTTTCTGGCGGGGGCGCAGGCGCATGGCCGATCCCCCCTTACTGGGCCCAGCTCGGCCGACCGGCATTGCCGGGGGCGGAAGCGGGCTGGCTGGAACGGACGGCCGCCGTCTGCTGCGGGGCGTAACCCTGTGGGGCCGTGGTGCCGATCGGCAAGGCGTTGGATCCCATCAGGGCGGCGTAGTCGCGGTGATCGGGGGTTACAGCGCCCCGCACCTCGTTCTTGTCATCGCCGTTGGTGTCCTGGCCGATGTCGATCCGGGCCACGAATTCCAGCCCATCCAGATCACCGAACCCGTTGATGCGACGGCGCGCCTGCGCTTCGGGCGAATTGTCCTTGTCGGAAATCCCGCGCGCCGAATTCAGGATGCCACGGATCAGGCTGCGGCCCATATTGGCCCAGTCCGGACCCTTGGGGCTGTAGAGGCCGATCAGCGACCAGATCTTGCGGCGCGCATAGGGCCCGTCGACCACCGTGTATTCTGCGTCGAGGTAGACTGCGCCGGTCGCGGCGCGCTTGGCGAATCCGCCAGTCCAGCCCTGTGACGGATCATCAAAACCACCGGGACGGACGGTCAGGCGCACTTTGGCCAGCGTGCCCTTGGGGATGACGTTGGAGTTGGATTGGGCGGAGTTGAAGTCGTTCCAGATACCGGACATGGCACGGTTCCTTTCAGTTGGAGGTCAGGACGCGCGGCGGCGTCAAACGGGAAAAGCCATCGCGGGGACCGGATCGGGACATCGGGTCTGGCAAGATGCGATCAGCCATTGACCGGCACCTCCGCAGCGGCAGGATCGGCTGACGTGACGGCCGGATAATTCAGGCGTTCAGATGCCGGGCGGATCGGGCTCTGGATCTTGGCCATCAGCCGCCCGAGGTGCGGTTCCTCGACCATGGCCAGACGCCCTGAACGATCCTTGGCCGGGTAGCCCCAGGGGTTCAGCGTCTGGCAGACGAAGGTGCGCTGGGGCTGGCCATTGGCATCGGCGATGTCGGCCATGGTGATCACCTGATCGACGATCCCCGGCAGCTCCAGGCCGGTCTTCGCCCCGTCGATCTGCGGCTGAAAGACCTTGCGATTGAAGTCGTCCAGCTTCTCGTCGAGGATGCCCACGAACCAGACATGCTTGCCCCGCGCGTGCTGCAGGTGGGTCAACCACGCGATCATCTCGCGGCCATGGAGCCCGTATGCTCCCCGGATATCCGGCTTGCCGGTCTTGTCCGAGAAGGCTTCGGGCTGACCCCGGCACCACTGAAAGCAAAGCCGACCCGCCACGGTGATGCTGTCGATGAAGACCGTCTCGTAACGGTCCACCAACGCCGGATCGCCAAACCGCCCGCAGACTTCGTCGAAATGCGCGTGGCTGTAGGGCTGGTCCTCCCGCAGCGCCGGGTTCGGCCCGCCGATGAACACGGCGAAGTCGCGGCATTCCTTCCAGGTGCGGGGCCGCAGCGTGTCGCCATCCCAGCCCTCGACCGCCAGATCCCCGGCTTCGAGATCCATGAACAAGGTGGTCGAGGCGTTCAGCGTCCACAGCAGGCTGGTCTTGCCGATGCCCGAACGGCCGAAGATGCAGCCCTTGATGCCTTTGCGCTGCGCCAGCCGTTCGTCGGCGCTGATGATCGGGAGGGCCATCAGGGCTTCTCTCGCTTCAGGGCAGCGGCGGCGGCACGGTCAGTCCCGATGGCACCTGCCTCACGAGCAAGATTGTGGAGGCGCTTCAGTGCGGATGCCCGTCCGAGGGCTGCCGAGATTTCCCGTTCCGCCGCGACGATCGCAAAGGCGATGTCGTCGACGGTCGCCTCCATCACGGGCAGCGGCTCCCGCGCGGGCTCGCTCGGATGCTTCGGAAAACTGATGGTTTCCGGCAGTTCGTCGAGGGCGTAGTGCGACTTGCGAAGACGGGTGATGTCGTCCGGCTGGTCCGGCATGTCAGTTCTCCATGTGATCAGGTGATTGAAGAGGCGCATCAGGTGGCCTCCGGGATGTCGGGAACCGGATCGCTGACGAAGATCGCCAGCAGCGGCGTGCCGTCGGCGTGGGTGCCGGCGTCTTCGATCTGGTAGTTGCGGTGCGCCTCGAAGACCTCGGTCAGTTCCCAGCGCCGGTAGAGGCCGGGGATGCGCTTGAGGTCGGTGGGCGAAAGGTCGGCAATGCTGTTCATGCGTGTCGGCTTTCGGTTGGAGGAAGACGCGCGGTGGCGTCTGAATGGGAAAAGCCACCGCGCTGTCCGGATCGGGACATCATGGTCAGTGGATTTTCTGGAGGGCGTCGCGCAGCCGCTGGGTGGCGCGCTGGTAGCGTTTTCGCGCCGCCGCCTCGGACAGGCCAAGTTCGACGCCAGCTTCGGCTTGGCTGAAGCCTTCGACCGCGACGCGGATCACCAGGATTGCATCCGCACCCACCAGCAGCCGAAGATCGCGAAGCAGTTGCGCCTCGGTTACCGCCGCGTCGGCTGAACCATCATCTGCAGCGACCTCGTCAGGCTCGGTTTCGCTGCGCAGGCTTTGGCGGCCCGCCTCCCGCTGATGGGCGCGCAGGATATCCCGCTCGACATTGCGCAGGAGGGTGGCCGCGATCCAGTTGACCCGCTGCAGGTCCAGACTACGAATTGCTTCAGTGGTGCGGCCAAGGATGTCGGCGGTGATTTCATCGCTGGTGCCGACCTTGCGCCAGATGCTCCGGCGCCGGATGGCGTCGAGACCGGGCCAGAGCGCCAGAAGCATCAGGGTCAGTGCGCAATCGCCCGTGTGCCCATCGGAATGCGCAGCGCGGGCAAGAGCTGCGAGGATCAGGTTCTTCTGGTCCGGGCTGCCCGCTTTATGGTGCAGCGCATCCAGCAAGGCGGCCGGATCGCGGAAGCCTAGGACCGGCCCCTGTTCGCGCCGGATGGCATCGAAGCTGCGCTGGAAGCTGAGGGTGGAAGCGGAATGCATGATTTGATCACGGATCTCGTGCCATGCGAAAGACATTGGACGCCTGCCTTGCGGCCAGGCGTCCAGCGCCTTCTCGTGGCCAGGTCAGGACGTCGCGCGTCTCTGCGATTTCAGGG